CCTGTGAACGTGTATTACAGGCTATGCGAGAACCCAAATTAGCATTATAAACTAACGTAAAACAAGAATAGAAAGGAACATTATGAAAAAAGTAAATTCTCCAGTCGTTTCAGTGAGTCTGAATAGCTATCATCAGCTGTCTGATGCAAATGAACAAACAGGTCTTTCAAACAATTCCACTGACGCATATCTCCAAAATGAAGAATTATCTTCCATAGGTGGGGATTCTCAACGAACAATGGGAACATCCTTGCCGCCAGTGCATTGTAGTAATCTCGGTGATGTACAGGTTGCTTTAAAATCTGGAGCCAAAGATGTAGAAATCCCCGATAATGTGTATCGCGAACTAATTGAGGCTGCTGAGAAAGGAGGTCATTTAGATAATCCTGGTGAGCTGGGGCAAAATGGCGGCATACTATTAGATTACAACAACTCCATTGGGTTGCCGCCATTTGAAGATGATACATAGAAGATAATTCGCAAATGGTTTCTTCAAACCACATTAATCCCCGAATTTCACCAGACATCTTACCATTGATTAAATGATGACAATATTCGTGTGCGAATTGATATATCCATTTACTCCAATAGTTATCAGTGACATGTAAGAATATAAAATGATTATCCGCCACGATGGAGCACATTGGATGATTGTCTTTGTATTCAATCATGCAATTGCAAGTAGAGAACGGAGGTATATTTAGTGCTGTAGAGAAATTTATATCAATAGACCTAAGCAAATAGTATATGACTTCCTTATCATAATTACCAAATAAAGGTGAGTTTGATATGTATAGGTTGGGTGATATGTAAGTAAATCTACTCATAATAACTAATTTTAAAATTCGACAATAGCAAAAATAGTAATAACAATCAAAGGACGCATCCATATCTACAATAATTTTAAAATTCGACACTTTATTCTTTATTCGGATGCGCCATTTAACTAATAACAAGAAAGAAATGAAGAAAATCATGTTCAATGATAAGTACGGCTTAACAACAGCCGTATTGGAAGGTCGAAAAACTATGACGAGACGTATTTCGGAAGACCAAATACGCAACAGTGTCTTTTGTAAGAGTGGTTATGAAAGCATCCATGGGCATGAAATAAAGCCTAAATACGAAGTTGGCGAAATCGTTGCCATTGCGCAAAGCTACAAGGATTCAGGCTATTACCCAGACTCATTAGATAGACATCCGAAAGATTTGAGTATTCGCGGTCTTATGAAGGATTCCGCAGGATGGAATAACAAAATGTTCGTTAAGTCGTATGCTTGTAAGTATCACATAAAGATAACCAATGTAAAAGTAGAGCGTTTGCAAGATATATCCGATGAAGATTGCTTGAAAGAAGGAATTGTTAGGCAAGAGGTAATATCTGATGAATCCCCTTTCCTTTATGCTTATGATGCTTTTTTGAACGGAGATAATAAATACTTTGCTTCTCGCTGGTTTAAGACCCCCAAAGAAGCCTTTGCTGTCCTGATAGGTAAAGTATCTGGCAAAGGTACATGGGAAAGTAATCCTTTTGTATTTGCTTACGAATTCAGATTGGTAGACTAAGCAACTGTAAAACAATAAGTTAAACAAAGTTTAAGTAAAAGTTTTTATATTGTTTTATTTTGGTTAACTCATTGATAATGAGTATCTTTACAACACTAAAAGAAATCAATAATACTAACAATTAAAAGACAAAAGCAATGAAAGAAATAAATAAAGATTCCGGCAAAATCAAGTTTATACAAGGATTATCAACAGAAGATTATTCATTGTATTACACTTACAACAGAATAGATGAGGTTCAAGAAGTTATCCGCGGTCACTACGGTTTACCTTCAAAAGATACTCCTAAAGCAATTAAAGTTTCTGGTGTAGACGGTATCTTATTCATGACAAAAAATTCCGGTATTCTTGTAGATTATATATGCAAAGAGAATGATAGTAAGTTCGAACTTTATGAAATGAGTCTAAAAACATACAACGAATACGAAAGATACATGAGCGATTTAATGGTAGCATAAGTTTAACTAGCATGTCGAAATCCCTGCGCAATATAGAAGATTATGAAATTTAGTGAATTACCAACAAACACCCAACAGAGATTAAACGATGAACGCTCAAAATTGAGCAATCGGACAATCAATAATGCGTATGAGGTTTTACTATACAATAAATCAGGTACACGTTTCTTTTCTGCAAGAAGACACCAAAGTTCATGGCAAGACGATAAGGGTAATTATATGTCATTTGGGGGTGGTTCTGAATGGACGATACGATATGGCTGTATAGGCTTCGTCCGTAGAAAACAAGTAATAGGTTATGACTATGAGTTGGACTATGGTAGAACTTACTCTAAATCAGCAAATGGCACAGTCATCCCATCTTCTGTGAAAACCAAGAAAGAAGTGTATGGTGTTTTAAAAGCGATTGGTATATTTGATTTTTAACCAAGTAGCCTTCAGGTTACTATAACACATAAGAGCAATGAACACATATTACAAATTTGCGCCAAACGTATTTCTGGCAAAGTGCGATGAAAAGCATGAAAAAGGTGAAACAATTGATGTTACCACCAAGTATGGTAAAGAAAATGCTTGCATAGTTTTCAATCTGATTTTCGAGAAAGACGGTTTTTACTATTACTCTATAGTAAGGGCTGACGGCTTTAATGTTCAAGAGTGGGCGAAGCAAAGAGCGGAAAGACGCAGGGAGTGGGCGGCTTCGGCAGAACAAAAGAGTTATAAGTATTACGAGAAATCGAATAAAGATAGAGACTTCCTATCATTGGGAGAACCTATTAAAGTCGGACATCATAGTGAAAGAAGGCATAGAAAGGCAATAGATGACGCTTGGAACAATATGGGCAAAAGTGTTGAGTTTAGCGACAAAGCTGCCGAACATGAAAGAGTAGCCAAGTATTGGGAAAAACGCGCTGAAACTATCAATCTTTCAATGCCTGAAAGTATCTACTTCTACGAACATAAACTGGAACAAGCTAAAGAATACCATGAGGGCGTAAAGTCTGGCAAATACCCACGTGAACATGCGTACACTCTCACTTATGCCAAGAAAGCCGTAAATGAGGCACAGAAGAATTATGAACTTGCATTAAAGTTATGGGGAGACGAACTATGAATATATCACTATTAAGTCTTACTGACAAACAGGAATATGCCGTAAGGAATATCCTGCAATCATTAGATAATGCAAAAGTTTTCTGCTCGTATCTTGATAAGAATGATTTGAGAAAAGAGCTGGAGGATATGATTGAACGATTCGTTAAACAAACCGAAAAGAAAATCAATGAAAATTTTTGAATATGGTACAGTTGATATTAGAAAATAGACTTATAGGTAATTCGGGCTGGATTGTTGAGTATTTCGATGTGCAAGGTTCAAAGTACATCAATACCGTAAAGATAAGAGGAGACAAGGATTACCAAATAGGAGATATATTCAACGCAATAGAGTATGGACATGATGGACTAAGTAGCTACCAACGCAAACACGGCATTGAGTATGACGGAATAAGTTTCCAATCCTCCATTGAAAAAGCAGAGGTTGAAATACTCTTGAATTTTCATTTGATAGACGAACTCAAAAAACGCTTCAAACCATGTTTCGTTTACCAAAAAGAATGGATGAACGAAGATGACTACGATGAAGCTGTTCGTGATAAAGCAAAGGAAATTTATGTTGATATTATAACTAATCTTTCTGAGGAATTGCATAAGGACTTTGAAGAGATAGATGAATCGGTGTCAGTCAATGAATACGATGATATTATATGTAGTTTTAGTAGTCAAATCATAAATTATACAGCATGAAAACGAAAGTAACTAAAGATGGTTTTATATGGCTTGTTGTACCAAGTGATGACGCAATGGAAATGTGGAAATCAAAGACAGCCGAATTGTATATACTCCACAATGATGACAGCGAAACAATGGTTGAAACCGATTTACAAGTGCAACGTGCCACATTCAGCGGAGAGCAGATTGGCATCGAAGTAGGATTCATCAAAGACTTGCTTCCTGTTTGCCCCAAATGTGGCAAAAGGCTTGTTCCAAGTGACAATCCTGAATATGTTTGGCAGTGTTATGAATGCGATGAGGATTTTTATTCATTTGAAGTGTGTAATGGAGACCAAAACCAATAAAGCAATTTCACTACTCCAGTGCGGTGATTTTAAAGCCGCACTGGCTATTTTCTCCACTTTCCGCATGGGGTTTACCAAAGAAGAGCAAAGAACCTTGAAAATAGCAAGTGAAAGTCTTTCCGGAAATTCCTCGTTCTATCGTCAACTTGGAATTGATACCGACAAAGAGATTGAGAAAAGTAAATCATTGTTATTTGAGAAATATGGCCAGGGGAGGTTATCATAAATCTAAAACGGCATCGCAAATGTTTCGTGATGTCATCCACCCATACGACAATCTGTATGAGTTCTACATGTCTTGTGAGGATGCGGACGTGTATATTTGCTGCAAGGATGATAAAGGTCGTGAAACGGTGTTTGCAACTGGCATTTTTGCCCAAATGCTTGACTGTAAGTTGCTGAAATGCAAAAAGTTAAACAAAGTTTAAGTTACGCATATTTCTGCCTTAACTTGCTGGTAATCAATATATTATTTGTATCTTTACATATCAAAAGTAACAAATTAATCAATAAGAGCAATGAAGATTACACAAGAAACAATTAGCAAATTAAATGAACTTGGTTACAATGTTTGGGCAGATGATAGATACGGTTTTGTCGATATGAACGATTATAAGAGTGCTACCCACATAGGTATAGGAACAAAAAGTCACTCGGATGACTGGTCCTGCAAGTCGTTTAAAACTCCAAAGGAAAAAGAAGTCACTGTTGAATGGGTGCTTGATAAAATCAGTAAAGAGAATAGATATAAAAGTTTGTACGAATATCTTCAAAAGATAGCAGATAAAAATAGTATTAGCATATATCCTGCATCTTATGGTATAGGCGTTGCTTCTTTGTTCAATCGAAGTAAGGACATTGAAATGGTTTCTAATAAACTTCATTCTTTGGGCTTAAAATTTAAAAATGAATTGTCGCAAGGAGGTTGGGTTTATCGTTTCATTGTAAGTAAGGATAGTGAAAACATGAGAGTTCTTGAATCACTTAAATCAGCATAATATGAGCAATATAAAACAAATGACATCCGAACTTAACCAGGCATTACACTCTAATACCTACCAGTTCGAGATTGATACCGAAGATTTTGTTTTTGGATTCAAGAGCACCATAAGAAAGCGTACCAAAAATCTAGCGAAAGCTTTTAAGTTGGAGCAAAAGGTGACAAAAGACTGTGGACGTTTCCTGTCCGATACGGTTAGAATCGTATCTGTAAGAATATACAAGAACGGTGAGTTAAGAAAAGAACTTCATGCAGAAGAAATAACAGCAGCGTATAACGGATAAAATATAGAGCGATGATAACAATAGTAAAAGTGTATTTGAAAGACGAACAAGGTAGTGAAGACTGGTTCGTTACTCCTATCAACCTATCAGAGCAAGAAGCCCATAAATACTATCTCGGTAATACCTTCAATATGGGACGTGAAACAGACCACATGATGAAATGTTACAAGGTTGAGACAATAAAATCATCAAATTAGATAAATTTATGACTAAAAGTGGCGCTTTTTATGTCATATTTTGTATCTTTACACCATAAAAATAAAAAAAAGAGCAATGAAAATTTACACAAGTTATTTCGGAAATCATAGAAAGCTAGAAGCATCTAACATCAAAATGATATGTGTTGCCTTGGGTAAACCAAAATATTACAATGCTCCTCAAATAATAGAGGTGGCGCCAAGAAGATATATGTTGGATGATAAATGGACTTATGAAGAATACACGAACATGTATCTAAACGATGTCCTTTCAAAAGTCAATCCGCAGGAATTGATTCAAACCATCCAACGATTTAGTAACGGTCAAGATGTAGCTCTTTGCTGCTATGAAAAGCCGGGCGATTTTTGCCATCGCCATATTTTGGCAAAGTGGCTGACAGAAAAGACCGAAATCGAAATCAAAGAGTTCGGGGTGGTTGAGAGAAAAGAACCTAAGTATGAACAAGCAAGTTTGTTCTAAAGATATGTGTGAGGCTTTTTATGGTTATGGATACACACGTCAATTGAAAACGGAAACCATTGGCAGCTTGGGATAGACAAGCATTTGCGGAAATAGCTCATTGGTAGAGCGTTGGCATTCCAGCCAAAGAGTGGGGTTCGATTCCTTGTTTCCGCTCGAATGCTGTTAAACTCGGCTCGTTGATTTAGGTTGTGTTAAGTAGGCGACAAGGTTCGAGTCCTGCTACCACCAATAAGGGATAAAATGGTCATAGGGTGCTAAGACTAATGAACGGAAGTTCCAAGTGTACATAGGAATGGATGTCATCAAGACCGTAGCTGTAAGTACCAGGTTGAGTAGTTTAAATATCGTAGGATAACCAATCTACGGACGAAAACGAGAAAGCAGACGATACTTGTGTAGGTTCGACTCCTACTTATTCCTCAACCCTTATAGTAGCGATAAGCAAAAGCAAGAACATAAAAGCTTGTGCAGTTTACGGGGTGATGGAAATTGCCATCTGACACGACTGTAAAGAAGCCGAATAGATTGCATAAGTGTTCTTGCAAGTAGCTTGCAGAATGATTGAATTTTGTGTTAAGCCTGTCGGGAATACGCTCGGCAGGCATTTAACGCAAAATGTATATGAAGTTATATACAACCTCAATATATGGACGATAAAGGACTAATAAAAGCATGTGAAAACTCCGGCTGCGGTTGGAAGTGTTGTTCGTTCGGGTCGGACGGACATATTGTAATTCTCCCCCATGAACTTGACGGGTATGAAAAAGAAATTTCCCATTTACATATTATAGATGATGATTACTTTGGCGGTAAAAAGGTAAAATGTATCGCTAGAGACTGCAAATCATGTGATAATGGTTACAAGCCTATTATGTGTAGAACTTATCCTTTGTGGGTAAAGTCGGTAAAGAAAGGCTTTGTTTTTCGTAGTGGTAAATGTCCGTTGAAGAATGAACAACTTACAAAGCATAAGGAATTTGTATTAGATATTTTCGACAATTATAAAAAAGTGTTGTCGCCTAAAGTTGATATAGATGTATTCCTTTCTAAAGCATGGATTGACCGTTACGAACCATTATTCCCAACGCATAAAGGAAGTATAGAATATAAAATGCAGGTCAAATCTTTGTCCATGTATGATATATCCGATATTGAAAAAATGGAGCAAGCTCTTATTTCCAGTCCGGATATGTGCTTTGCATCGGAACCGGAAGATATAGTAAGGTGCTTGCAATCTGATTGTAGTTTCGGATTACTGGTAAATGACAAGCTGGTCGCTTATTCGCTTGCATACTTCACTGAATATGGTACTGCCTACATAGATAAATGCTTTGTTCATACTGATTATAGGGGAAACGGATTTCAATATGTACTTATTAATGCGAATATAGCGAGGTTAGTTGCTAATGGCGCACATGAAATATTTGCTATGACTTCTCCAAAGAATGAAGCAAGCATCAGGAGTTTTACTAATGCTGGATTTCAATTTAAGCGAGACACTAAGTACAAAGGGATTGAACGTTTAATTTTAAAGTGGGAGCTATGAAAGTTATAGTTTATACCAAGAATATAATTGAGAATATCGAAAAGGCGCAAACACTTGTTAATGCTCCTATTTCGTTAATGTTCAAAGATTTCTACGAGGATATTTATGGACATATCGCGGATAAAATAAACAATAAGATTTTTGGTCTCCATTTAAAAGACAGTATATGCTATTCTATCGGTAAGGCAGCCAGACACCAGAATGGGGCAGTTGCCGTTACTACGTATGATGCAATGGATTGTGTTGTGAATAGATGTATTAATAATATCTACATCCCTATCGATGGTTTTGATAATAGGGAAGGTGTAAGCCTATATGAAGCAAAACAGATAGCCAGAATGGTTCGTGCATGTGATGACAATTCTCATGCCTATGGAATGATTACTTCTGGTTGCTTGAATGAAAATAGACCGTCACTACGACGATTGTATGATATATGGAATACACTGAAAACAAGTACAGAATCAATTAGTTTGGGTGGTAGCTTTTGGCTGGGACAAAACGAAAGACTTCCGGATTTCATTAGCGATGTACGTATAGGAGAGTATATGTTGTTTGGCACAATTCCGTATAATGAAGATGAATACAAATTAGGGAGGAATGGCATTGAATTAAGTACTAAAGTTATAGGGGTTTTTCCGGACCGCAACCAAATACTTCTTGATTGCGGCTATTCTATGGCTGATATGCAGGATTGCTCATGTGCAAATAGGGAATTGGTCTATTCGGATTGCTCCAGCGAATACACTATGATGAAGTGTTGTGGCAGAGCTTCAGATTATTGCATTGGTGATGTTGTTACGTTTGTTCCCAATTATAAATCATTAGTCAAGTTGAGATATGCAGAACATGAATATAGATAAACCTTGGATTGACTATATTGCCAATCGTACATTTGGCATGGAATTGGAGTTTGCCGATGGTGAAAAACAGCGTATCCCACTTCCATCCGGTTACAAGTGGACGGACAACAAGTTGACCATGATGAATAATTCGGATGGTTCGGCTGTTACACATCACGGTCAGTTTGGCGGTGAGATAAACACTCGACCATATCATTATTGTATGGAAGATTTGCAGGAATTGAAGGACTTCATTCAGACCATGAAAGATGCAGGGAGCTATCTTATGTGGAATGAAGGCTTTGATGCACATCTGTACATTAGGGATATGGATTTGGATGTTATTAAGCGTATGTTTGTCCTCTCTTATTATACTGCATATCCTATCAAGCGGATATTTGACATCGCGGAATGGTGGGAAACGAAATACCTTGTGCCTAGCCCACCTTGGGATGTGGTAAAGCGTGTACTGGAAGCCGATAATATCGATAACTTGCTGAAGGTCTTTAACAATGGTTCAGACAGAGGGCATATCCGGTATTGGCTTAATTTATGTTCCATTGAGAAGATTGGAACGGCAGAGTTTCGCATCTTCAATAGCTCTTGGAACTTCGACAAGGTGCTGGAAACAATCAAGTTCATGTATTCATTTGTAGAGTATGCCTACTTACATGAAGATATGGAAGAGTATAAGCAACTTACTACAGTTGATAGGTGTCTTGAGGTGTTTCATATTGACTATTCTAAAGTTCCCCAAAGGCATAAACCGCTACTTTGGGCGGCAGAGCACTCGGATAATGTCACTATAGTAGGTTCCATGTTCAAGAAGTCAAACCGAATGCTTTCCTTCATCAAGAAAGAAGCGGCCAAGTTTGATGTTGCTCATGTGGTAAACTCATATTATATGGATATAGAGCAAGTCCTTACCAATAGGGAAATTAAAGTTTACACCAAAGAGTATTTTATCTACATGATGTACAAGGCAATCAGGGGTGAGATAAAAGAACTGCACTTTAATGATGAATATGATTTTCTGAACATCAAATCTGAAATCCCGGCTGAAATCATAGCCACCATCCATCTTTTCAACGCGATTAAGAAGCACAAAAACTCGCAGGATATTTACCATAAGTCTCTTTATGACGATTTCATGTCTAAGTTGGAGTATTATCATAAGAAGTATGCGGAACGTTATCAAAAACTTGTGGATAGCCTTAAAAGCAAGTCTATTGAAGTATCCTATTGTGCTGATATATCAGATGCTATTCTTAATTGTAAAGAGAATGATATACTAATCTATCAGAATGAATTTCATTCCGGCATGAAAGCCACAAGCAACGCATTACAGCGTTTCTTGCTGGATGATTTCGGATGGCAAGAACGAACTAAAACGAAATATGCAGAAATAGATGAAGAACAAGTTAATTACATGGCTCTCTCACAGCATGGATTTATGGGTAGAAGAGAGGTATTCAAAGACCAACGCACATATATTTGGTCTAATGTGGTAGAAAGTGGAGACAGCAGTTTTAGTAAACGGACTATCATTCCTCTAAAATATAAACGGTTGCCGGATGATTATATGCTTACAGATAAAAGCAAGCTCCGGTTTGTACGTGCTTCTATGGCAGAGATTGATTATCTGCGTATGATTTACTTGAAAAAGGGTATTATTCTAGGTTCTGCACCGTTCTGTTATTTATGGTTTCTGGATGATTATGTGTTCGGAGCTTGTATGTTTGATTTCTTGAAGGTAAGTAAATACGGCATGGATGCAGTTTGGATGAAGTCGGATTTTGTGATAGACCATCCATTACCAAAATTGAGTAGATTGCTAATAATGGGTGTACTTTCGTCAGAGTTCAAATATGAATTGGATATAAGATATAAACATGAATGTGGAGTGATTGCCACTTCTGTATTTACCGATAAACCGGTAAGTATGAAGTATCGGGGAGTGTTCAAACTGCATGAACGCTGTGTTGGTAAACTCCATTACATACAGGATGCAGGTATTCGTGGAAAATTGGACGATATTTTAAAAGCTTTTGTGAAAAAATACGGTGATGAGCCGAGAAAGGGATAATAAATGGGAAAATTCAAGATAGCGGAAGTGCAATTATCTGACATTAAGCTGGTCAAGAAAAATGCTCATTTTATGCAGCAGGACACGTTTAATGCCTTAGTGAATAACATTCGTAGGGACGGTCAATTATCGTCTGTACCGTTTTGTGTAAAGCATTCGGATGGTTCTTATACGGTAGTAAGTGGTAATCACCGAACACAAGCGGCAAAGATGGCCGGTCTTACATCCATCCATGTTATGTATATAGATGAAGAGGAGACAAATAATGACTGGTTACTTGCTACGCAGTTAAGCCACAACAGTATTGTCGGTCAAGACGATGCCGAAATTTTAAAGCAATTACTTGATGAAATAACAGATGTCGCACTGAAAGAGTATGCGCATATCAGTAATGAAGTACTAGAAAGCGTTAAAGACATCAACTATACAGTTGAAATGCCGAATAATGAAATTGTTCCAGTAACTCTTATGTTTGTAGATACACAGAAAGTCTCATTTGACAAATTAATGGAAACATTGGATTGCTATTCAGAAAAAGAACTTGGCAACCTTACTTTATTGGACATGGAAACAATGTATCGATTAAATGAAGTATCCGCAAAAGTTCAGGCGAAATACAAAATCAAAGCACAGGCTTTGAGTATATGCAAAATGTTGGAAATTGTAAATAATGTATTGGAGGGAAGTAAAAATGGCACAGAAGTACAGGCTTAATACAAGGCAAAAGAAAGCTAAGTTCTTAAAAGCATTGGAAGCAAGGATGCTGAATGTTACCGCAGCTTGTGAAGCTGTAGAAATCTCACGCTCCATTGCTTATAAATGGAAATCGAATGATCCAGATTTTGCTGAAAAATGGAAAGAAGTAGAAGAAAGTTTCTATGATAAGCTAGAAACGACAATGTTTGCTAAAGCTTTGACGGAACAAGATAACACCATGCTTATTTGGTTAAGTAAGACTAAAATGAAGCATCGCGGTTACGTTGAAAAAGTAGAGCAAGATTTGAATATTAATCCATTTGAGAAATTAATGCAAGAATTGCCAGACGATGAAGAATGAGCAAAGATGACAAGTCTATAAGATACATGAAAGCATGGCGGGAGGATTGGTGCAAATTCGCTCATGATGTTCTTCATTCAAGGTTAGACAAGGAACAGCAAGCCATTCTTCAATCCGTCCAGCATAATCCAATGACTGCTGTAGCGTCAGGCACGGCAAGGGGAAAGGATTATATTGCGGCTTGTGCATCTATGTGTTTTATGTATCTTACTCCACGTTGGAAAGAAGGTAAGTTAATTAAGAATACCAAGATTGCCATGACAGCTCCTACAGCCCGTCAAGTTCAAAATATCATGATACCTGAAATATCCCGCTTATTTAGAAATGCAGGGTTCTTGCCCGGACGCTTATTGTCTTCCGGCATTAAAACTGATTACGAAGAGTGGTTCCTAACAGGGTTTAAAGCTGGTGACGACAATACGGAAGCTTGGTCTGGTTTCCATGCCGTAAATACTATGTTTGTCGTTACTGAAGCTTCCGGTATATCAGAAGCAACTTACAACGCTATTGAGGGTAACTTACAGGGTAATTCTCGCTTTCTCATAGTGTTCAATCCTAATGTTACTACTGGTTACGCAGCTCGTGCCATGAAGTCTGACCGTTTTGCAAAATTCAGACTTAGCTCTCTAAATGCAGAAAATGTAGTAAAGAAGCAAATAGTAATACCCGGTCAAGTGGATTATGAATGGGTTAAGGACAAGGTGATAAATTGGTGCTCCCCCATTCAGCGAACAGATTTCAACGAGGGAGAAGGCGATTTCAATTGGGAAGGTAAGCTATACCGACCTAACGATTTGTTTCGCGTCAAGGTACTTGGTATGTTCCCGAAAGTTTCTGAAGATGTGCTTATTCCTTATGAATGGATAGAAATAGCAAACAGGAATTGGCAGGAATTACAGGCAAGCGGTTTCATCCCAGCCAAATCTTGTAAGCTAGGTGTTGACGTTGCCGGTATGGGACGCGATAATAGTGTGCTTTGCCCGCGATACGGTAACTACGTTTCTCAATTTGAAGTTCATCAATCTGCCGGACGTGCGGATCACATGCACGTAGTAGGTATGACGATTCCCTACCTGAAGAAGAAAGGAGCAAAAGCGTTTATTGATACTATCGGTGAAGGAGCTGGAGTATATTCCAGGCTACTAGAAGAAGAGTATAGGAATGCTTTTTCTTGTAAATATTCCGAAGGTGCAGATGGCTTACACGATATTACTGGCGAATATGAATTTGCCAATATGAGAGCATACCTATATTGGGCTTTACGTGACTGGCTCAATCCTAAAAATGGTTTTGGAGCTGCTCTCCCACCCTGCGATCAACTAATGGAGGAAGCTACCGAAACCAAGTGGAAATTCCTTAGTAATGGAAAGATTATCATTGAGCCTAAAGAAGATGTTAAGAAACGTATCAAACGTTCTCCTGACTATATGGACGCATTAGCAAATACGTTTTATCCTAGAGATTACAGCTTTATTAGTGATGAAGAGTTGCTCAAAGATTTTTTGTAGTTGTGTTTCTTTTAGTACCTTTGCGTTTGAAAACACTTCTTTTTGGTGTTTTCATTGCTCTTATGTGCGCTGGCTTGTGAAAGTCGGCGCCATTTTTGTTTTACAGTAAAAGTTAAATATTTGATTTATAGAGATTTACGACTAAAATAAATACATAAAAATTTGGCTAACCCACTGATAATGAGTATCTTTACAATACTAAAAGAAACTAATAATACTAACAATTAAAAGACAAAAGCAATGAAAGCAACAATAGTAATGACAAAAGAAGCCCAAGCAAGAGGTGAATACAAAGAAACATCTTTAGATGTATATAAGAAAAATGTTGACTTTCTTATTATCTCATGTGGTTACAGAAGTGCAATTAGCTTTAATAAGCCCGTAGAGCTAAAAGAAAGCCGTTCAATTAGTCGTGCGAATTGTGGTGGCTATGTCTATTATGTAACTGATAAGGCACTGGATAAACTGAAGAAAGAGTATTCGTGGTCTTGTGATTTCTAAATAAATAACTAAAAATATAAAGAATATGGCAACAATAGAACTAAGAGAAAGCGATAAAAGAAAAGCTGTGAATCTCAATCGTAAAAACGGTTACGGTTTGGATAATGTACAGATGATGCGTTTAATCAACGCTCATCAAAAAGGCGATGTTTACAAGCGCGCTTTGATAGAGTTTCGTTTGACTGATATAAACTTTCATCGTGAAGTTGAATTACTTATCAATGGCAAGTATGATGAACTGAGAGAACAGGTAAAAAAGTGGTAACTATAAAAGAAATGACTATGACACTAATAGCTGAAAATCGAGAAGTAAAGATATACTGACATAACACGGTAATCGGTCGAATTATTGTATATCAGTTCAAGAACGGTGAATTATCATTCGGGGCTGACAAAGCATCGACACTAAATAGATTTTAGAAAATATAAGTAATGAAAAATATATATGACACAAAATCGGTTTAATATATTTGAAAAAGTACTCCTCCTTTATGGAGAATACGTCTTACTCAATCTTTATTCTTCTGCTAAAGTTATGGAAAGATATGAGGATTGCGCTATCATGAGAGACTTAATGAAGAAGTACAATATTGATGAACGTGATGATATACAAGATTGGCAGGCTGAATTATGGCGTTGTGGATATTCTGGTGAGATTGCTGTCATTAATTCCCCTTATTACATGCATGAAGCTATCAAATTAGTTGGATATTTATAAATAAAAGTGATATAAATTACGCGACTTTTATTATATTTGCACCAAGTAAAAACGAATATTAAGTAATATTCTACTCAAATGGACGAAATCACCTCTATCTTAGACAGTACGCGGCCCGTTGATAACATAATCAACGATTTGAAAGAAAAGTCTGTAACAGTCCCCTCATGGGATAAACTTCTCAAAGACTACGAACCAACAGAACATGATATAGTATCTGACGCAGTTACCCGTAAAGATAAGATCCGATCTAATGGAGATACAGAAAAAGCTTCCCGTATCTACATCGGACTTGAAAAACTCCTCACCAAGCGAATGACTGAATTCATGTTCGCTATCCCGGTTAAACGTGTATATCACAATATAGAAGACAATGAAACCCGCCAAAGTATTGCGAAAGCGATTGAAGCGATATATAAGTATGCCCGTATTGACAGTGAGAATATTAAGCGAGGCAATGCTTACTTTGCTTCATGCGAAGTGTTCACCATTTGGTACACAGTTGAGAATCCCAACACTCTATACGGCTTTAAAAGTAAATATAAGCTAAAATGCAAAACCTACTCACCAATGGACGGTGTTAGCTTATACCCTCTACTTGATGAGCTTGGCGATATGATCGCAATGTCTTTTGAATACACAAAAAAGGTCAAAAATGAAGAAGTTACGTATTTCGAGACATACACGGCAAACATTCATTATAAATGGAAACAACAGGGAAACGGTTGGGAATTAGTTAAATCAGAGCCGGTCGTTATTCTGAAAATACCCGGAGTATACGTTTATCGTCCTGTTCCCATTTATCACGGTCTTTCCTATATCAGAAAAGAAATCGAATATACCCTTTCACGCAATAGCGATGTCATAGCATATAACTCCGCTCCTATCCTAAAAATAGCAGGTGGCATAAAAGGAGGAGAAGATAAAGGAGAAAGCCGTAGAGTTTACCGAGTAGAACAAAACGGGGACGTGTCCTATGTTTCATGGGCACAATCTATCGAGGCGTTAAAATATCATGTCGATACCCTTGTTAAGTTGTTCTGGTCACAATCACAAATGCCGGATATTTCCTTCGAAAACATGAAGTCTCTTGGCAATATCGGATTTGATGCAAGGCAGACTTTACTTACTGACGCTCATTTAAAGGTTGGAGATGAAAGTGGTGCATGGATAGAAGCATTTGAACGTGAATGTAGCGTAATCAAAGCCTTTCTAAAAATGATGAATGTTTCTTGGAAAAATGAAGTAGACAATGTTGAGGTTGAGCACATCATAACTCCGTTTATCCAAAATGATGAAAAGTCAGAAATAGAAAAATGGGTTACAGCAAGTGGTGGAAAAGCAGTTGTCAGCCAATTAGAGGCCATCAAGAACTTAGGTATCTCTACTGATCCACAAGAAACTCTTGCCCAAATCCAAAAAGAAGATGCAGATGCTTCCAGAAGCAGGATAAGCAATATATTCGAAGAACCGGAATAATAATCTAAAATATAAATATTATGGCAAAAACTGATGTACTAGAATTTAGTAAAGAAAAACAGGGCTATTCCTGTGAGTTTACTTCTGTTGGAAAATGTGTAATGCAGATAGACAGAGAGAAGAGTGGCACACTTAGTATATACGCAAAGCTGGAAGGAATGGATTATGCGCTATTGTATCAATACCCTGCCGCTCAATTCAATGACAACATAATTTTTGAGCTTGACGTACAAAAGGGGCTTTCTATCAGGATGCTAAGTTCGGTTGGTGTCATGAGTGCAAAGATGGCTTATGAAGAGGAAGATGTTTGATTTGTAAATAAATACACTATCATGAAAAAGTACATTAGCACAAAACAGATTGAAGCAAAACCTATGACATTAGGCGAAGCTTACCGTAAAGGTTTGGTAAAAAGTGAAATAGGAGAGCATGAATCTTGCAAGCTCGGATATCACACTCGTACTGAATATGGCTATGAAAGTTGGTCACCCAAAGAACTGTTTGAAGAATCATATCGAGAAGTCAAGAAAGAAACTCCTATGTGTTTCGGTGATGCTATCGAAGTTTTGAAGCAAGGTGGGGCTATCCGCAGAAACGGCTGGAACGGCAAAGGCCTGACGGTATTCAAGCAAGTGCCTGCACATATTGAAAGCGATACCATTCCCAAGATGCAATCGCTTCCTCAATCAGCAAAAGACCTTATTCTGAAAGGAAAAGGTTTTATTGACTATACAAGTCAATGCCTTATCTATAACGAGAATACGGGACGTGCTGATTCGTGGGTACCATCCATCAGTGATGTGTTTGCAGAAGACTGGGAAATTGTACAATAGCCTATCTGCCAAGCTGTAGAAAAGGTTAAAGCAGCGTAAGCAGATGTTTACGCTGCTGGCTTAAAACTTAAAATCATGAAGACAAAAATATCAAACTGGCTTATTAGATTAGCAGAAAAAATCAATCCACAAGAAAGATTGAGTAGTATTGAACGAGTTGATAACTACGAAGCAAAGAAGCTTGGTATCTGCCTTGCCCGAACTAAAAAAGAAATCAAGGATTACCGGAAAAAGAAGAAACTTGATGAAGGTTGGTCTAATCGAAAATCAGATGAAATGTTCATCAAAGAAGTAAAGGATGAAGTTCGCCAATCAATTGTAAGTTCGATCAATCAAAGAGGATTAATAGAATACTCCGTTGAGAAAATTGGTGAGGAACTCCGTGTTACCGGTGAAATCAAAGTATATATAAAAAAAGAATAATATGCAGGTTCCTATAGATAACATAACTTTTAGCGAAAGTGAATATCATCGTGGAGACAAGATCTGGAAAGCTCAAACACTCTACGATTTTGCTAAGGCAAAAGAATATCCAGTGCTTGATATGCCACTATGGAATATAGACCTTACAGCTGAACCATTTGAATGTAATCAGCTTCACAGTTTCATTTTTCAATGCAAACGGGTGAATCAATGTTCTCTTGAATATCCTATTATCCTTGACGAAGTAGGTCAAATTGCTGATGGCTACCATCGTTTATGTAAAGCGATATTGGAGGGAAAGGAAACAATTAAAGCTATCCGATTATTGGAGATGCCAGCACCTGATAGAATTTCGGAGGAATAAATATGAAAAAGCATACTAGAGTAGTTACAGTGGAATACGTAGTACAGGATTGTCCTATCTGTGGTAAGATTATAGTAAAACACCACCTCTACCCTACCGACGATAAGGATAAGAAAAAGCAAATGAAATAATGGCAAAACCCAAGATTCCAAATCAGAAAAAGAAGTACCAAGAACTCAACGGGAGATTAAACAGATATGTAGCCCTCGTTGAGCAAATATACGACACCCTGAATTTGGAAGCTGCCAAAGCCGTTTCACGTACTAAATATTCCCCTGATAGCGATAAGCCGTTTAAATGGTCTGACTACCCTCAAACTAAAAAGCAAATTGACGATATACAGAAGCACTTTGTAGAGGATATAAACGCAACTATCTATCGCGGTACTACCGAAGAATGGAAGAACAGTAATGAAGCACAGGATTTAATAGCAAACAAAGTATTAATAGCTTATAACGCCCAAGTTGACAGAGAGAAATATAAAGTTTTGTATCAAACAAATTCAGGTGCTTTGAAAGCATTCCAGAACCGAAAAGATAAAGGATTCAATATATCTGCAAAACTCTGGCAGCAATCTATGATCTACAAAGAAGAACTGGAGGCTGCGATCTCATGCGCTATTCAAAAAGGAACCAGTGCTGTTACGTTGAGTAAGCAAATAAGTAAGTATCTTCTTGATTTCCCATTACTGCAAAAAGATTACAAAGACAGATATGGCAGTGCTGAACATATACAAGATTGTGAATATCGTTCCATACGTCTAGCCCGTTCAGAAATAAACATGGCTTATAGAACAGCCGAAAACGAAAGATGGAAACAAATGGATTTCGTAGTCGGATATGAAATAAAACTAAGTTCTTCTCATCATAGCCGTATGCCACATGGAGACATTTGTGATACACTTGCCGGGAAATATCCTAAAGACTTCACCTGGACAGGATGGCACCCGAATGACTTATGTTATAAAGTTCCTATCCTCAAAACAGAAGAAGAATTCTGGGAATGGGATGGACGAAGCGATGTTTCCACAGAAAGTATAAATGAAGTAAAGGATGTTCCTGACGAATTCAAAAAATGGGTACTCGAAAACCATCAAAAGATCGAGAAAGCCCAGAAAAGAAACACCCTACCTTATTTTTTGAGAGATAACAAATCAATTGTTCAAAATATAAATACCGAGAATTCAGCTAAAGAGCTTGTTAATCGTGCTTCTTTAGTCGGGAATGAGGTACAAAGTTTAGCGGAATCCATAGCTAAAAAGAATAAAGGATTTGTAACGCCAATCAATTACAAAAGCATTTCATCAATAACAAGAAAGGTTACAACGGAAGGTATAACTCCATACGATATAAAAGACGCAGTTAGGACGACAATTATAGTCCCCAGATCACAAATAGATCAAGTATTAAACGAACTGTCTGAAAGCGATTCGTTTGTACGACTGAAAAGGCAAAAAACGGAATCATTTATGGGATATAGTGGCAATATAGTCAATATCCAAACATCTAACGGATTAATTGCCGAAATTCAAGTTAATACAGAACGTATGATTTATGCCAAAGAAAAGCCGGAAGACGCAAAAAGAATTCTTGGAGAAAAACGTTGGAAAGAAATACAGAAGCAAACAGGTATGGAAGGAGGATTAGGACATAAATATTATGAAGAATGGCGAGTATTAGACAAAGCTGATAAAAAGGCACAAAAAATAGCTGAAAAATCAATTGAATATTATAGTCATTTCCAATAAAAATCACTATCTTTACATATAAAAATGAACCAAAAGGAATTATATAATAAATTACAGTCAGGTGAAACGGTTTATTTACTTGACGATTTTGAGGAAGCAGTTATCCGTTTACATCTCGATAACGGTCAAACAAAATCGTATATAAAACATCGTGGGCGTAACGAGATAGAAATTCCACAATCCAATGAAACAGTTTGTAATATAATTCTTGGCGGAAAAGAAATTTCAAAATCAGAATATGACAGATATTAGTACTTTATTAGAGAAAGCGCTTCATATAGCAACAGATGCGCATATTTATCAAGTTGACAAAGCAGGAATGCCTTATATACTTCATCCTATCCGCGTCGCAAATAAATGTTCTACAGATAACGAAAGGATTGTTGCTTTGCTGCATGATACGATAGAAGATACTGAAGTTACCGCTGATTTTTTACTAATGGGAGGATTCCCACAATATATTGTTGATGCTATTATTTCAGTTACTCGTAATAAAGGAGAAAGTTACGAAGATTTTATAAAACGTTCTAAGCTTAACCCTATAGGAAGACAAGTTAAATTGCATGACTTGGAAGACAACATGGATATAACACGTTTGAACGAACTTACAGAGAAAGATATTTACAGATTAAACAAATACCTAAAAGCATATAGATACCTAAAGGAATAGCCTAATTAAATGCCTTTCATTCAGGCAAATCCAAACATTTACTTTTTATATACTTTAACACTAAAAGTGATTGAGTTTACGCCACTTTTACTACTTTTGTATCAGATGCGTATGAAGACGTACGCCACAGAACTTGTCGTAAAAACTCATTGCTCTATTGTTTGGTAAAGTTCTAAGCGAATAGTCTGCTGGTATACGTACTTCGCAGACTATTTTAGTAACCAAAACATTGTACAATGGACAGAAAACAACAAGTGTTTCTAAAATTGAAACCGAAAGTGAAGGCATTCGGGTTCAATAAAAAGGAATTGATGAGTGTCGCTGCCAAGATTGCCGACAATCTAACTTCCACAGACGATGCCTCCGATGAGGACGTAAACGCAGAAATTGATACAGCTATTGATGCGGTTCTCCCCTACCTACAAGTCAGCCAGTCTTTTGCCAATCGAGTAATCGAAGAAAACCGCAAAAAGAATGACGACGACGATGAAACCGATGACGACGATGACGATGAGTCATCAAATTCCACTAATCGCCAGCCGGGTTTAAACAAAAAGAATTCCCAAAACAAAGGAAAGAATGATGCCCCCGATTGGGCTAAAAGTATGATGCAAACCATTGAAGCTTTAACAGGCAAAATCTCCGCATTAGAGGGAGAAAAGCTAACAGCTTCTCGAAAATCAAAACTTGAAGCCCTTTTAAAAGATGCTGGTACATTCGGAACTCGCACATTAAAATCCTTCAATAAAATGAAGTTTGAAAATGATGAAGAGTTTGAAGAATTCTATTCCGAAGTTGAGGAAGATTTGAAATCTTACAACCAAGAACGTGCCGATGCAGGACTATCCAGTTTGGGAAATCCTCCAGGTGCAGGAAGTAAGAAACAAGAAAAAAATGAAGTATTAACTGACGAAGAGGTCATAGCAATAGCTAAAGGCCTTTAATCAAAAACAAATTAAAAATGGGTGCAAAAGCTGATTTAGTCAACGAACAAGAAACAATCCTAACCGGAATGGATTCGATTGTTATTCGTAACTATTTGGGCGGAATTATGAATGGGCGGACATTAGACATGACTGGATTTAAGCAGTCTGTAATCAAAGCCGGCCACATCGTTATCCGCGATACAGAGAACGATACTTATAAGCCGATGCCTGTTAATTCAGCAGGTACAGCTTACGATTCATTACCATCCAATCATGAATATGTTGGCGTAGTTGTTTGTTCAAAACCTGCCGACAAACCATTTGTAGGCATTATGTATGCTGGTGAAGTTAATGATGTGGCAAGTCCTTATTCCGTTGACAGCATCAAAGCTGCATTAAAAACGGCATTGCCGCAACTCGTTTTTTTACACGATTAAAAGGAGGTGAAAGATGAATGAATCATTGTTTATTGAATTTGTAAGAAGAATATGGCCTAAATTAAGCCTGTATGTGAAAGAAAAGATCAATGATACAAACAAGACATTGACCTATCTTCACAAAACGATGCTTACTAAAGTGTACTCCCCCGATCAGAAATGGGAAGGCACATCTGCCAATACTACGTATGTCGCTGCTGATATGGTGGCTATGGACTCTCCGCTTTCACCTAAAAAGCGAGATTCTATCGCACGGTCAAACGGAGAATTGCCTAAGATCGGAATTAAAAAGATTCTAAGAGAGACTCAAATTAATGCTATCAACATTATGAGAGCTCATTTATCCAACGCCAGCACGGATGCAGCTAAGAAATCTGTTCTTAACCGCATAATCACTCGTATGTTGGACGATGGAACAGCTTGCTCTATTGGTATTGATGAGAGAAATGAAGCAAATTTCCTTACAGGACTATCCGATGGTGTCATCATTGTTGAGGGTGACGATGATAAAAATACTGGTATAGGTCTCCGTGTTGATTATGGTTATTTACCAGAACATAGCTTTGGGGTTGTTACTACCGGTGAAGTTACAGGAGATGATATTGAAAGAGTTATAAGTAAAGCTAACGATGACGGTAACAGTATTTCAGTTATTATGCTGGCTTTATCTACATATAACAAAATGCGTCAATCTCAATGGGCTAAAGAACTAGCCGCAAATTATCGTGGTCAAACCTTTGATAATGATACTAAACTTCCGGTTCCTACATCTACTTTATTTGACGAAGCGTTTTCGGATCAATATGGTGGCATTTCGTTCTTGAAAGTTGACCGTTCTGTTACCTATGAGAAGAATGGGAAAAGGGTTTCTTATAAGCCGTGGAATGCAAACAAACTTATATTCCTCCCTTCCGCTGATAATGTAGGTTCTTTTGTATGGGGAACTTTGGCTGAAGCAACTAATCCCGTTAATGGAGTGGAATATACTACTATTGACGAATATAAGTTGATTAGCCGCTACTCTAAAACAGACCCATTGCAGGAATTTACAAACGGACAGGCTATCTGCTTACCGGTTATCGAAAACGTAGATCAAATCTATTCTTTGGATATACTGGAAGCCCAAACAGTAGACACAACAGAAGAAGAGAAAGATACTTCTGATGTTAAGATTACAATTTGGGGAGCAACTTACAAAAAGCCGGAGTTTGTGACGGAATATAACAAGATTGCAGGCAAGAACCTTACTTCCACCGTTTCCGATGATAAGCTAATCGCAGCAGTCAACAGATTAAGTGACGCAGACGAAGAAGCATTGAAAAAGGCTGTTGAATCTCATAAAGCATCGTAAACCATGAAGACAATTCAGCAAGCCCTCATAGACGAAATACATTATCCGATCCCTATCGGTTTTGTAGAGAATGTGATGATTAAACGTAATCTCAATGGTGATGATGAGTTTAATTACGACATAGCTCATTCTAACGAATATCAGGGAGCTCTAGCTGATTGTCTTTGGTCTTTGGTTCAGGCTATCAATTTCTCTGAAGCAGACAAGTCCTTCGGGGCTTTGTCTGATAAAGACAAAGAACGAATACTATTACGTGTTAACTCCATCTACAATACTATTGGTGAGCCTTCAGTAGAACTGGAAGCAAAACCAATGGTATATGTGGGTGATTGTTTGTTGTAGTATGGCAGTAGCAAATAAAAATCCACATCGTTTACAATACCTAGTGGCTGTACCTGGCTATGAAGATGAAAATGGAAATTATCATCCCGGTTCATCTGAATGGAAGGGCTCAATCCCTTGTGATGCAGTACCTTCCGGAAAGGCAGAAGAAAGGGAGTTTGAAGACGGTGTTGTAAGAAGCTATTCATATACGGTTTGTCTTCCAAGTAATTGTCAGACCTTTACTATTGGAGACAGGGTTAAAATAAATCTGCTCGGAGGAATTGAAAGAGAATTTGAAGTAAAAGGTTTCCATCGTTACCAACTTCAGTGTAAAATTTGGGTTTAAAATATGGGAATAAAATTATCCGGCAAGCTGGACGAAATACATAAGGCTTTAATGAAAGAAGCGGAACGCGTAGAAACACTAACAATACGTGCTTTAGCTTATCTTGGAGAGCAATGTGTACGAAGAATTCGAGATCGTCCCGGAGAAAAGAGCTGGTTTGACCAGTCCGGTAATCTTAGAAGTTCTGTTGGATATATTATTTCCCATAATGGCAACATAGTTTCAAGCTACGGTTTTGACAGTAGCATGGGGAAAGCAACCCATACAAAACAAGTTGAATATGTTACTAAAGATGGCAAAAAAGTTTCATTTACAGCACGTGTCAAAGCCGGAGGTCAGGAAGGTGCAAAAGCCGGGAAAGACCTTGCCGAAGAACTCATAAAAAGGTATTCTAATGATTATGTACTTGTCATTGTTGCCGGAATGAATTACGCTGAATATGTAGAAGCGATGGATAATAAAGACGTACTTGCATCAACGGAATTATGGGCGACAGACAAAATTCCTCAAATGCTTGAAAAGCTAAAAAGACAGATTGCTAAATAATGAAATCAGACATTGAAATACAGAAGTTCGTTTACCACAAGATTAAGGGAACAAGCCTTGAACAGAATGTTTCTGGTAAATTGAGTGACAGAGGAAGACCCAATAAATCAGATAAGGAAGATATAGTTATATCTGTTCTTGCTAATGAGGGATGCGGTCAGATCCAGAGAGCTTATGTTAATGTCAATATATATGTCAGTGACCAATGGAATGAAGAAACAAAATCGTGGGAAAAGAATACTCAACGCGTAGGTGAACTATGTGAATTATGCAAGTTCCTTGTTTTTATACGCAAAGATGAGTATCATACAGTTCCTTCAAAATGCAGTCAGAAAACTAATTCCACAGGCATTCCTTTTGAAGACGGACATACCGAGCATTTCATCAATAACAAACTGTATATTGAAATAAATAACGAATAAGTATTAACTATATTAAGTGATATAGAACTATGGCAGTAATCGGATGGGGTAAACCCCGAATTTTCGTAAAAGACCTGGATGCTACTTCACCCAAATGGGAAGAGCTTCCTACACCTGTGGAAGATTCCACACAGTTGACAACAACAAAAGGCGACAAGCAAGAAGCCAAAATTGAAGGCGGAGAAAATGAAGACGTCAAGTATGGTAAAAACACCTATGCCCTAGTACTCAACATACGTGCGGCAAAAGGGCGCAAAAGACCTATCAGCGACAGTGATGGAGTAGTTGCTCACAATTATGCTGTTGCGCTACAACCGGAAGATCCTGAAGTTCCCGGATTTTGCATGGAAAAGACAACGGTATCAGTTGAAGACACGTTTACCAGTGCCGATGGTGGTGTTTGGGCATATACATTTGATGCCTTAAAATCTGCTGCTGATAAGAATCAAGTCCAATGGGGTAAAATTATTGTTACTCCTACAACAGGATCGCCTATTACAAAAATTGAATGTGACCCGGATGACGAAGATGGTGATGGAGACAAGTTTGAAGTCGCTCCGAATTCCGGCATAGGCTAAGCATAGGCTAATAGGCTGCAATAGGTATAGTTTTTATAGAGAATAGTGCATCTATTAGGTGGATGCACACTTGCGGATTAAGCACACACAGGCGTGCGTCGCTCTACCAGAGTGAAGGGGATGGTGCAGGCCCATCAATCCGCTCTAAAAATCATGAGTTGATTTGTTTTCATGTCTGAAATTGGCAGTCTGTGAAGATAGCCATTTTATTTTCTAAAAGTAATAGTATATGGTCGAAAATAGAAAAATAATAGAAATGAATATCGCTGATACCATAATGGAAAGACCATACGGCTTTCGGGTTAATAAGCGGCATTTTTATCTATATCCAATAACGTTAGGCAAAACATATCTACTTTCAAGGCTCATTGAAAGTCTTGATATGAAGGCTGATATTATTAAAGCAAACCCATATATGGAAGCATTAAGATTATGCCAAGAAAAAAAAGAGATTGTTTGCCGACTACTATCTTATCACACACTCAACAAGAAAGAAGAACTATTTAATGACAGAATTGTAAATGGCAGATGTCAGTTCTTGAGGAAAAATCTTTCAAATGAAGAAATGGCTCAACTTCTTGTTATGGTTCTTACTAAAGATAACACGGATGAGTTTATCAAATATTTCGGAATTGACCGAGAACGTAAAGAACTAGCTAAGGTTTCAATGATAAAAAACAAGAAAGGCAATTCCATCACTTTTGGCGGTAAAAGCATATTTGGTTCTTTGATATTACCAGCATGTGAAAAACTCAACATGACTCCACAGCAGATTGTGTGGGAAATTAGTTTTTCATTTCTTCAAATGTTGATGGCAGATGCTATTACTTCCGTATATCTTACTGATGAAGAAAAGAAAGAAGCCCGTATTTCCAATGACAGGACATTTGTCAATGCAGACGACCCCAAAAACATGGAAAAGATAAAAGCTATGAGATGGGACTAAATACGACAAATAGAACAAAAACTGAAATAGAAGGCAAAAAAAAACACGAGGGTTATACAAAAGCCCTCGTGATTTATAGGACAAACAGGACAATACAATTAAAACTAGTTATCTCTTACGAATATATAAGAAGTTTCACCCCTATCTATTCTAAGTTTCGTATTGGATTGGTCAAGAATCCCCCTCCATGATTCGTTTTCGTTAGAAAGTTCTATATTACTATTATCTCTATGAAAAGATAATGTTCTATTATTTTTTGATAATTCCTGCTCTTCTTTTAAACTAATATAGGAACGAACAATTAGGCTATATGTATAATTTCCATCCAGTGGCAATACTAATATATCTCCAGCTGTAGAAGCCTGATATATTCCATATGCTTTAACGGTAATACCAACGTGTGTTGTTCCATATAATGTGCCAATATAAGTTCCTCCTTCAAATTTATAATCTGTTTTCTCTATCTTACTTTTTACATTTTGAACGTATTTGAAGGTATTTTCGTTCAATACACATTTATCTACTTGAAAAGTTAGGAAAGCATTGGTATGACTTGTATGACCAGCCTTCATACACAAATCTATTGTTTCGATATTTTCCGAAATCTCCTTTTCATTCATTGTATATTTTAAAGAAGGACAAATGTTTAAAATGTAATCAAGCTGATGCTTGTTTTCGTAATTTTCATATTCTTCTAGCTCATGTTCTATATCATTCTTGCATATCCATGAGGTATTAGATAATACATCATCTATTCCATCCTTTTCCCCATCATTATCAGAAGAACAAGAAAAAAATACAGAAAACAATAATGGAAACAAAATCTTCTTCATTTTGCAGTGTGTTTAATTGTTACTACTCTTCATTGCTATTTTAAGTGCTTCTTCAAGTCTATCCGCATATTTGAATATGTCATCTATACTATCAATTAGAATCCAGTCGCAGCTTTTGTACTTATCTACCGGTATTCCAATTCGTTTTTTTCTTGCACCAATGGAAATGCGGCATATCCAGAACCATTCGCTGTTATCAAGATTAACGACAAAATATGTTTTATAGTCTTTATAAGTTATACGTGCGGCATCTATGCTTTTTCTTAAGATACTCCTCACAATATTGTAGGCGTCCAATTCTTCCTGTGTAGTTATAATACCGGAGTCCTTGTCCATGTACACAACTCCTTCCGGGAGTTTATCGTCTATATCTTGTCGGGGAGAATCTGGCAAACTTCCCTCTTCGAAAACTGAATCATCAGCCTGTTCATCGTTCTTCATTGCTGTATTAAGCCTGTCAGATATTATGTCATTGACAACACTAGACATTGATTTCTTCACAAGTGGCGTGAACATCTCAACAACTTTCTGGGTTATTTGCCCTGTTGTGTATACCTGTTTAGCAAAGAATTTCACAAAATCTGATGACGGTGAAACAAATTCACTATTCAATATTGTCTTTATTTCTGTCGTGTATTTAAGTTCGTTTGCAGTACTTAAAATATCATTTTCATTGTAATAAGATTTGTGAAATTTCTTCAACTGTTCTATATCTGTATCCGAAAGTTCCAGCATATTCACAACAAGAAAAGGTTTCTCATCCATAATGTTTACCTTTTCCAGATCAGTATAAAAACGATATTCTATACCATTAGTAAGCACTCCGAAACGTGCATTAGAAGCGACAAAATACTTTTGTAATTGAGTATCATGCAAGTTTAAATCTTGTTTACAATGTTTGCACTCAATAAGAAGAATCGGATTTTCATCCTTCATTATAGCATAATCTATCTTCTCCCCTTTCTTCTTTACTAAGTCGCAATCCATTTCAGGCACAACCTCAAAGGGATTAAAAACATCGTAGTCTAAAGCAGCTATCATTGGCATAATGAAAGCATTTTTTGTTGCTTCTTCTGTAGCTATCCTATCTTTCTGTTTCTTTATATTGTCAGATAGCTGCATGATTTTATCTTTAAAATCCATTGCTCTATTTATATTGTTGTATATGTGCAAATATATTTAATATACTAATGCAAACAAAATTAAAGATAAAAAAATAAACTTTTAAGGATGTTTTAATAACAAATATAGCACTACAAAGAAGCATATTTTGTATATTTGCAATGCCGTGTGATGTTACACGGAACTATTTCTATCGAAAAGACTTATGGCTGGATTACACTTCGATATTACCGGTGACAACTCCAACTTTATACGCAAACTACACGAGTGTGAAAACGGAGTAAAAAACGCTTCCAAACAAATAGAACAAAGCGGGTTAGGCATTGAAGATTTGTTTAACCGTATGACTAAAGCTGCTGCCGCCTTTGGAGCAGGTTTTACCGCTAAAGAATTAATCTCAAATATTGCGAAGGTTCGCGGAGAATTCCAACAGCTAGAAGTCGCATTTAGAACAATGCTTGGCAGTGAAGATAAGGCAAATGCCCTCATGCAGCAACTTGTAAAGACAGCAGCCACTACCCCATTCGACCTTCAAGGCGTAGCAAATGGAGCTAAACAACTTCTTGCTTATGGAGAAAATGTTGAAAACGTAAATGACGATTTAATACGTTTAGGAAACATTGCTGCCGGTCTATCTCAACCTCTCGGAGACATCGTTTATCTTTATGGTACTACTATGACCCAAGGTCGTCTATATACACAAGACCTGAATCAATTCACAGGGCGTGGTATTCCTATGATTCGCGAATTGGCAAAAGTGTTCGGAGTAGCCGAAGGAGAAGTAAAAAGTTTAGTTGAAGCAGGAAAAGTAGGATTTCCAGAAGTCCAGAAAGTTATCCAGAACCTTACAAATGAAGGAGGAATGTTCTACAACCTTATGCAAGAACAGTCCAAGACAATCACTGGTCAGATTTCCAATATAGAGGATGCAATTTCTACCATGTTTAATGAAATAGGGAAAGCTAATGAAGGTATTATTAATGATGCTTTATCCGGAGTTTCCTATCTTGTTGAAAACTATGAGAAAGTAGGACGAATATTAATAGAAATCGTAGGGACCTACGGGGCATATCGCACCGCTTTAATGGTAACTAATGCCTTGCAAGCTTTACAAGCATCAGGTATTACAGCTTTAACAGCTAAAGAAGCAGCTCACTATGGATGGTTAGTCTTGACAAAAAAAGCGCAAGATGCATTGAATTTATCAATGCTGAAAAATCCCTATGTATTAGCAGCTGCTGCTATCGCGGGATTGGCATACGGCATTTATAAACTTGCCACTGCAGAAAGTGAGACAGAAAAAGCCATCCGTGAAACAAATAATGCTCTTGAAGCTCAAAAAAGCCACTACGACGATCTGAAAAATAAAGCAGGAGAACTTTCCAATATTCTAAGTAATGAATCCAAATCTATAGAAGAACGCTTCATCGCATATCGCCAATTACAGCGTTTAATGCCTGAAGTTTTTCAAAATATGGATTGGGAAACAGCAAAAAGAAAAACAAATGCCGAATTAATCAAACTGGAAACAGATGAAATGTTGCGCCAACAACGTATTGGTTTAAAGACCAAAGTTGTAATGTCACAACAAAAAGTACAAGGCCTAGAAAATAGTATAATCAGAACTACAAACAGAGGGGGATATACTGGTGCACTAAAAGAAGATTTAGCTGCCGCTAAAAAAGAACTTGAGATTTACACAAAAGCTTTAGAAGATTTTGAAAAAGCTGATGAGCAAGCTAAAAAAGAGTCCGAGAAACCTGTTATATTCAATAAGAAGTATTGGAAAGGTCAAAAGAAAGAAGCTGAAGATGCCTTAAATTCTATAGCATCTTCTCAAAAAAAATTGTTGGATGCTGGTAAGTTTGAAGGAATTGACGCTTCCGTTATAAAATCCTATAAAGATAACACCAAGAAGCTAAAAGAGGCAGAAAAAGAATTAAAAGTCTACGACTCTTCTTCTAAGCGAGAATCCGCAGCTAATAAGCAAAGAAAAGAACAACAAAAGACAGCCGAAGAACTTTTGTCGCTTCGTCGCCAAAATCAACAAGCGGAAATCGATCTTATGAAGGAAGGCACAGAGAAAAAGCTAAAACAGATTGATCTTGACTATCAAAAAGAACTTGACGCCATCAAAAAACAAGAAAAAGAATTATCAGAAAAGCAAAAGGGGAAATTAACCTCGGAACAATCTATCGAGATTTCCGATCGTTATACAAACGCTGAAAACAAGAGAGACAAAGCAATTGCTGATATAACCAAGGAACAACTTAAAGCCGAACAACAGGCTTTAAATGATTATTTGAAAGAATATGGAACATTCCAGCAACAGAAATTTGCTATAGCACAGGAATATGCTGAAAAAATAAAAAAAGTACAAGAAGAAAGTGGAGCAAATAGTGCGCAAGTTAAGTTATTAGAAAAGCAACGTGACGTTGCCATCCAAAACAAGGAAACCGAAGATATAAAAGCCAATATAGATTGGGTTACTGTATTTGGTGAATTTGGGAGCATGTTTAATGATATGATTAAACCGGCACTTGAAGAAGCAAAGAAATACGTCCAAACAGATAAGTTTAAAAGTTCAGACCAAGACAGCCAAAAAGCATTGATTGATGCCATCAACCAAATGGAGCAATCTTTAGGCGGAGCTGGTGGTTTAAACTTCAAGAAGTTAGGTCAAGACATAAAAGCATATCAACTAGCTGAACAAAATCGTCTTGCTGCTATCGAGGAAGAAACTATGGCTCATGACAAGTTAGCCAAAGCCCAAGATGATTACACTAAAGCACTAAAGAGTGGAACAGAAGAGGAGAAAAAAGCAGCTCAAAATGCTTTTGAGATAGCCCAACAAAATGCAAATGCAGCATCTATAAACGTACAAGCTCAAACAAGTGCTGCCAATGAAATGCAACAAAGCCTAACTAACACCGCAACAGCTTTAAAGGCTAATATGGAAAATGTAACAAGTGGATTACAGAAGTTATCTTCTGGAGGAATTAAAAATGCCTACGAAGGATTGTTGCAAATTGGTAAAGGAGCCGGAGGAGCTATGGAAAAGTTTGCTGATAAACTTGATAAAGTTCCGATTGTCGGTTGGATCATATCAATCATTGATGTGTTTAAGGATGGACTTAGTGATTTTGTTGGAACTTTGCTGGATTCAGTATTCAATGCAGTTAGTGGAATTCTTAGCGATGTTTTATCTGGTGATTTATTTGTCACATTAGGCAAATCCATACGGGATGGCGTAAGCAATATTTTTAATGCTATTTCCTTTGGCGGATTTGACTCTCTGATAAACAAGATTAGCGGAAGCAATGCTAAAGAAGTGCAAGAAGCGATCGACAGATTAACAGACCGAAACGAAACATTAGAAAAATCGATTGACCGATTAACTGATGTAATGGATAAGTCCGCAGGTTCCAAATCTATATCAGCATACGAACAAGCATATAAATATCAAAAAGAACAGATTGACAATACTCTCAAAATAGCACGTGAGCAAGCTAGATACAGTAATTCGCATCATAGCTGGCAATATTATATGGAATGGAATGACGAACAACTACGTTGGGTTCGTGAAAATGTGGATAAGAATTTCTCCGGTACTAACTCGTTATGGGGACTGACACCCGAACAAATGAGAGAGCTTCTTAGTAATGCTGATATATATGAGCAAATTAAGAGTTCCGGCAAAGGCGGATATGGAGAACGTGTAATGGAAAAGCTTGAAGCGTATGCCGACCAAGCAGGAAAATTAGATGAATTAACAGAGAAAATCAATGAGTCTCTGATGCAAATTTCTTTTGATGGTTTGAGAGACAACTTCTTGGAATCATTAATGGATATGGATAAGGATGCTAAAAGCTTTTCTGAAGATTTCTCCGAATATATGCAACGTGCACTGCTTAATTTCTCTATGGGAGAGTTGTTTGATGATGAATTGAGAGAATGGTATAATGGCATTGCAAAACTAATGAAGGAAAATGGAGGAAAACTTACTAAGCAACAGTTGGAAGATGCTAGAAAAGAATACGATGCAATGGTCCAAGACGCGATAAATGAAAGAGACAAGATTGCTGAAATAACAGGATATACAGGTTCTTCCTCTTCATCCCAAGAAGCTTCAAAGAAAGTATCTGCGTCGGTCACCCAAGATTCTATAGATGAGGTGTCCGGGCGTTTCACTGCTTTACAAATTGCTGGAGAAGAAATAAAGAATCAAATGATAGCTGTTGTGGTTGGGGTTAATTCCCTTATAGGAATCTCATCTGCCGGTAATGAGACATTAAGCAACATTCTCAATCAGCACGTTATAACAAATAGTTATTTGGAGGACATTACTAAATATACTAAACTTTTGAATGATATAAGAGCTGATATTTCAGAAGTTAAAGTCAACACTAAAGGTTTATCAACTCGTTGATATTAAACATTATAAAATATAAGAATATGCCTAAAGGTGAGCTTTTTATAAACAACAAAGATTCCTACGATAGCTGGGGGATTAGTATGGACACGTCTTCCCTATCAGCATTGATGACTCCCGCACCTAATAAGGAGTTCATAGAGAACAAGTCAAGATTAGAACACGGAAATCGTATAATAACCGCTAATCCTAAAATGGACGAACGTAATCTTACTTTGACCATTCATCTCACGGCTAAAAATGAAGATGATTTTTTCGAAAAGTACAACAATTTTTGTAAAGAACTTGCTACCGGCATATTAAATATTAGAACAAAGTACCAACCTAATATTATGTACCGTACAGTATATCTCTCATGTAATCAGTTCACACAGTTTATGAGAGGCATAGCTAAGTTTTCACTAAAGTTAGTTGAATATAATCCATCGCCTGAAAATCGTACAATTTAACGTTTTAAGTGGCATAGTTTATTCCACTTTTATTATCTTTGCAACAAACATCGTATGAAGGTATACGAAACTTATGATAGACATCAAAGACATATCCGGCAACATTCGCTTTTCGACTACTATCAATGAGGGTTCGAAAAGACACTTCCTTTTGATGCAGGAAGATTATATCACTTTGCTATTTAGCCTTTCCAATCCGGTGTATTTCAAACTAGGCGACTACGTAGACAATGAGTTGGGAATATTCGAGCTTGTAGACCTGTATAAGCCTACCTACAATACAACTACAGGTGCATACGACTACGAACTCCGCCTTGATGCTTATTACTGGAAATGGAAGAACAAGAAGTTTTTCTATACACCGGAAACCACCGGACGCGAAGCAGCATGGAATCTTACCGCTACCCTTGACACGCATTTAAATGTTTTTCTGGATAACCTGAAAGCACTCGGATACAAGTTCAGGGATCTGGATTTTACTTGGGACATTGACAGCACAGTAGAAAACACTTCCAAGCTCGTTTCCTACGATAACGTAAATCTGATCGACGCTCTCACACAGATGGCGGAGACTTGGGAGTGTGAATGGTGGATAGAGAATCATAAGATTTGCTTCGGACGTTGCGAATACAGCTCTCCTGTTGATTTCAAAGCCGGTGATTTGACAGACACAGAAAATGTGAATGTCAACAGCATGACACGCAGCGACAGCCAGACCACTTATGCGACCCGTATCTACGCTTTCGGTTCCACCCGCAACATTCCTCCCAGCTACCGGAAAGATTTGATATTCGACGTAAAAGAGGTTAATGGACGTAATATATCCGATACGTTAAGACCGCTCAAAATAAACTACTTTCCGTCACGAGTTACGTATAAGGAAGACTATACCGCTAGTAGCAACGAAGGCAGCGGACCTTTTACTCCCTCTTATACAGAATGGACGCTTGATAAGGCTTTAGCTTCATCAGCCAAGGGTGGTTCTTATAAAGTTGTTTCGGAAGGAATTTCAATCAATATATCAACATCCGTTCCGCAAATAGGAAACCGTGCTTTTCTACCGGCAGGAGATTATATATTGAAAGCGTCATATATCTATAATGTTTCCGGGGAATCAAAAGAGGTAATTATTGGTAATCAGACCGTTTCATTAGCCCAAAATCAACAATATGAGATTGTGTCTAAAATACAGGTTTCCGACACGTTGGTTATCGACAAAAACAGTTCTGATTTAAAAGTAAGGGTATACGTTCACGTACCAGCTCCAGCTTCTTCCGAGCTGTTATCGACTTTCCAGGCGTATGTAACATACGATATTAACGTGTATGGCGGTTCTTCTGCAACGACTTCCGTAACATTCCTTTCCGGTGCAAATGCCGGACAGACTTTTGCTGCTGTTTACAATCCCGACCTTTTAACCGGTGATGCAGCAAACATTATCCAGTTACCGGAAGGTGTAACCGCCTCTTTAGGTAATCGGTACACCATTAACAACATCATAAGCGGTAAAGTCCCCGATAACTACTTCAGTAAGGATGACAAGGAAATGACCCTTAACGGAGTTGTTCAGAAACGTCTTATGCTCCCGGAGGGTATTTCTTATGTAGATGCTTATAAATACAGCCCGACCGGTGAACGTATCAACATCGGAGATGAAAATTACGATGATCCGGATAACGTGGAAATGCCGGAAGAGGAGGCAATTGAAGAGATCGTTATATTTGAGGATGAATATCCCCAATACAATGGTACAATATCCAGCGTAAGCCACGATGACAAGGTAGACGATAACGATAAGGAATATCCGATCTACAAATTCAAAGATACGGGACTGAAGAACTTTACAGAAGATTTCAGGCTGGATGGTGAGGAACTTCACATGATATTCCAAACCGGTAAGCTTGCCGGGATGGACTTTGCTATCAATATTGTAGAAAGCGATAGCACCGGAACAACCTTTGAAATAGTCCGTAATGAAGATTATGGACGTTATCTCCCGGATGATGTTCTTTATCCGGAAGCTTCTAATACTTATATCCTTTACGGCTTTGATACCGCATACATCTCCGAACAGATGTTACCGGATGCAGAGCAGAATCTACTCAAAAAGGCAAAGGAGTACGTAAAGAAATCCATGATTGACCCGTCCACCTACGATTGTGAGATGGATGCTGATTTTATCTACAATAAGGGTAATATTCGTACATACGAAGTCGGGGCTAAAGTCAACCTGATAAATAAGGCATTTTTCCCGGAAGGCAGACAATCAAGAATAATCGGTTTCGAGTGGCCGCTGGATATTCCTTACGATCATCCGATTTATACAGTCGGTGAAACTGCCTCATATTCCCGTATCGGTGAGATAGAGAGCAAGCTTGATTCCCTCACTTACAAGGGACAAACCTATTCCGGTTCTGCTGTCGGAGGTGGTGGAACGAGTGTGTATGTTATTGGGGTTAATGACAAGACAATTCCGTCTGACAGAAACGTATTCTCCGCAAAGAGAGTGCTTCAGGAGATTATAGCTTATGCTATAAGTAAGACGAAAGATGACACAGCCCTAGGGCTTATTTCATTCCTGAACGGCATTAACGTTGCCAATGGTATTGTAACGGACACGATAACTGCAACAGAATTGAGCAGCAATATTGTAAAGGTGCTTGATAAGCTTACAGCCAATAATGCCGCCTTCTCCGGCAATATATCTTCTGTTGATTATGCTGAAAAGTTACTTGGCTGGCTGATAACCCCATCCGGTGATATAGATGCGAAATCGTTGCGCCTACGTGATTTCCTTGAAGTGCCGGAATTGCGATATAACCGGGTATCAGTTATCACGGGTGAGGAATGGAACGCACCCGGAGGCGGTATAATCGAATCAGTGGACGAAGAGAACAGCATCATTTACCTGAAGCTTGAACCGGGCGAGGTTGCAGCTGTTGAAGTGGATGATATTTGCAAGGCTAACTTTAACAATGACACAGGCTTTCAGACAACCTATTTCCGGATCACCGAAAAGCTGGATAATGGTTCTTTTAAATACGTTCTCCGCAGCGGATATACTTACCATCCTCAAAAGGCTATGCACTTTGTTTGTTACGGTAACTTCACCAATGCAGAACGCCAGAAGTCCAGCTATTCCACGCAGAATTATATCCGTTTCCTTAAAGGTGTAAACAACTGGGAGATCACAAAGGATATGATTGCCATGCAGTTGGGAGACTTGTCTAACCTGAAACTGTTTGGAATGGATATGACCGGGCATAGTGCATATCTTAACAGAATCTACATGACCGGTACGATCAAACAGATTTCGAATGATGGTGTGACGGAAGTACCGGTTCCGGCTTTCAAAGGTGAATGGAAAGCGGGTACGTATTGGTATTACGACGAAGTAACCCACAATGGAAGCACATGGATTTGCATTGAATCCACGACTACGCAGGAGCCGTCAGATTCTTCTACTGACTGGTTGAAGTATACTTCTAAAGGAGAGCAGGGAGCACAAGGCCCAGTCGGTCCTGAAGGTCCTCAAGGACCGCAGGGAGAGCGTGGTCCACAGGGATTACAAGGTTTGCAAGGGCCAGCCGGACAGGATGGAATACCCGGCAAAGATGGAGAAAATGGACTAACATCATATTTTCATATAAAATATTCTCCCGTCCAGAACCCTACAGCTTCCCAAATGACAGAAACGCCAGATGTGTTCATCGGTACTTATGTAGACTTTACTAAGGAGGATAGTAATGATCCATCCAAGTATACATGGGCCAGATTTGAAGGAATACAGGGTGCAACAGGTGAACAAGGGATTCCTGGTATTAATGGCGAAGATGGAAAGACTTCATACTTGCATATTAAGTATTCAAATGACGGCCAAACGTTTACAGATAATAATGGGGAAACTCCAGGGGAATGGATTGGGCAGTATACCGACTTTGAGAAAAATGACAGTAATGTATTCTCTGATTACAAATGGTCTAAGATAAAGGGTGAGCAAGGGGAACAAGGTCCTCAAGGGGCTACCGGGCCACAGGGAGAACGTGGCCCTACGGGTTCACAGGGCATTCCGGGTACTTCTTCATATTTTCATGTCAAGTACTCGGCAAACTCTAACGGTAATCCGATGACAGATACTCCCAATACTTATATCGGTACGGCTGTTACTACAAGCCCTACGGCTCCGACTTCATATACATCATATACATGGTCCAGATTTAAGGGTGCACAAGGAGAAAGAGGCGAGCAGGGTATACCCGGTATAGATGGAGAGAACGGGCAAACCAGCTATCTCCATATTAAATATTCTGACGATGGTAGTAGCTTCACAGCTAACAACGGTGAGACTCCCGGAGCATGGATCGGTCAATATGTGGATTTTACAGAGGCAGACAGCACCGTATTTTCAAAATATAAGTGGAGTAAAATTAAAGGTGATAAGGGTGACAAAGGTGATAAAGGAGATACAGGGTTACCCGGTGCAATGCTCCGTCCCCGTGGAGTATGGAAAGCCAATACCGAGTATTATAACAATGAGACATTCATAGATACAGTAATCTATGACGGTCAGAACAAACTTTGTAAGATCACGCATACGTCTACAACTTCTTTTGACTCAACGAAGTGGGAAGAGTTCAGCGAGTTCGAGAACATAGCAACAAACGTCCTTCTTGCGCAGAATGCGACGATTGATGTATTAGGAACTTCTGGGATATTCGTGGGGAACCTTGAGAAAACAGAGGGTTGGATGATTACGGGGGGAGCTATCAAGCATAATGTAACAACCGTTGAATTGACAAAAGGAGGTCAAATAGCCCTACCTGAAACCGGTGGAATAACAGTAGGCGGAAAGACTTTCATAGAAGCCGGCAAGATAAAGACGGAGTTTATTGATGTTGATACTTTGGAAGTAAAAAAATTAAAGGGGGCAACGGGAACCTTTAAGGAATTGCAAGCTGTTGATAACGAAGGTAACATACAAGGTAAGATTTCTTTTAACTCTGATGGGGCTGGAGATAATGTTTCATCTTCGCTTAATATTAATTTTTCAAAAACTTGGATTTCTGGTGATTTGTATCAACAGGGCTACAATGAAACCGAAAAGCGTTCTTGGAGATTTTACACTGCTGACCTATGGTGCCGTGGCGAATTTGGACATTGCAGGATGACTCATCTCTCTTTTGAATCATCTTCGACTAGTGATTTCTTTGCGCATATCTATAACTACGGAGAAGACACTACATATCATAAATATGCAGAATCAGGTCAGCCTATTGATTGTATATCTTTAGGTGGAACCGGGAATTATGTACTATATGTTTGTGACTCACCACAACGCAAGATGCTAACTATTATGAATACATCTGGATATCCAAAAAGAATTATGGTAACGTTTCAAGATTCAGCTGTTTTTACTCTTGAGCCATACAAGTTTAAGATTTTCATAACAGCAGAAATAAATACTGATAAAATAAATCTAAATCGAGCAAATAATTTACGTATCATGCAATAATTATGAAAATAGACTTTCGAAAAATAGAATTAACCGATCTCGAAGGGAACAAGAGTACCATCGATGTATCACAGAAGTTTGCCAATGCGATTTATCAAAATACGGGCGATATTGGAGAGCTTGAACTTGCAAGAGAAATGTATAAAAATGGAGAGGTGGAATTAACTTCTCAACAGGCTGATTCATTAAAGAAATATGCAAATCTTTTTGTGCGGGCTATTGATCGCTTGTCGGTTATCAATGCTCTATCACAAGAAGAATAAATAAGTTGAAAACAATGGTAGCAAAAGGAACAATCATAAAATTAGCAGTATCTATTGAACTACCTTCGGGCTTGACAATGGATGACATAGATTTCGAATGCAAGTTCTCTGTAACTCTCAATTCCCAGACGATCAAGAAGTCGGAAATGGTACGTAATGATGAGAACAGCTACACTTGTTTCCTTGATACCAACAATATAGGGAGGGGAGAAATTTGGATAGAAACCACGGCTTATCTTCCTGACACAGATTATGAAGGAGGAATAAGACCGGAGGTAGACAAGTCGGCAACCGGAATAAGAATTGTGTAATATGGGATGCATACGGGTTAACATAGAAGCCTCGAAAGGAATAAAGGTGAGCACATCTCCTTTGTTTGGGATAAATGTCTCTGTAAATCCCAGCCGTTCAATTAAAGTGTCGGTAGGAATTGTCTGTGACGTTGGTAAAGATGCTTATTTGAGAGTAGAGCCTGATTATATCTGGCTGATGCCCTCCAATAACTTTGAAGATAACGTAGATGTATTGTCAAATGTGGTATGGACCACAGCAACAAAAGAATAAAATTTTATTGTTTAATTATTTAATGATTTGAATTATGGCAAAGCCTAGTTGGTTAAGTTTAAATCCTTCAACGGGAAGCGGAAATGGGACAATTGCAAACAGTGCAAGTGCTCATACAGGTCGTACAGCCAGAACCGGTACGGTGACAATAACGGGTGTCGGAGTATCTACTCCTGCAACTTATAAAGTAACTCAAACTCCTAAATCCGAGTTTGCATCTTTTGATAACGGAGCGGAAATGTCAGCGCCCAAAGCTGCCGGAACCGTCACTGTTGAAGGTAAGTCTAATTCTCAAAAGCTGACCTTTGCATGGTCGGGTAGCGTATCGGATGTTGCCATTCCTGCGAAATATAGTGCGAATGGGATACAGACAGATAATGCGGCTAGCATCACAGGTGATCCAGGTGCTACAGCAGAGTTCCCATTCTCCATAGAACTTGAATTCCCTGCAAATGAAACTATTGAAGAAGTTGTAAGAACATTAAAAGTGACCGCAAACGGTGGTCAGGCTGTACAGATTGCAATCAAACAGGCAGCAGGAGACGCAAAACTATCCGTTTCCCCAACAGAAATTACAATTCTTCAAAACGGTTCAGCTGCTTCCGTTACTGTTACGTCTAACACTTCTTGACTGCCGCATAATGGATATACTTGTACCTTGGAAGGAAGGAGAAGGAAACATTGTCATTACGCCCGGCCCTAATGGGGCCGCAAGCGTAATGAGCGATGTTGCCAATGAAGGACTGGACAGGCAACAAACTGTCGTGTTCTCGACTACTAAGGGCAATAATCAGGTTTCCGTTTCTACTACGGTATCTCAAGAAGGGAAAAGACAGGTATTTGCAGTGACCGAAGGACGGTTTCTACTGTCTGACGGTAGTACGTTTAACGTTATAAAGAGTAAGTTCTATGAGTGATTATAACAGTCAATATTCGGGAGCTAGGATTGAAGAACTATTGGCAATGATACCCAATTTGGCTAAAGCCGATCTATCTAACGCAATGACAGTAAATCTCAATCAGAATGGTTATGCCAAGTTCAATAATGGATTGCTTGTACAATGGGGAAGAGTTGGAGGTTCGTCTACAGCTTCGTATAGTGTGACTATGCCTACATCTTTTTATAATACTGAATATAGAATATTTGCAACTGTATACAAACCTAGTAGCGACTCTGCGATATATTCAGCTTCTCCTTTAGCAACAAATAAGACCGTTAGTAGATTCTACTTAAATAGAAATTATGCAAGTGGTGGTACTACTGGATTATCGCAAGAATCATGGGATTGGATGGCAATAGGTAGATGGAAATAAGGAGGACGTTTTATGGGAAAAATGTATTGGAAAGAAGGGTTTTACGATGAGCCACAAGAAGGAGCAGTAGAAATATCGGTGGAGTACTGGCAGGAATTGCTTGACGGTCAGTCATCCGGAAAAGAAATCAAGGAGAACGAAAGCGGTTACCCGGTATTGGTTGAGCATGAATACACCATTGATGAATTGAAAGAGATGAAGATCGCAGAGATCAATGCTTACGACAAGTCGGATGCTGTAAACTCCTTGACGCTGGACGGAAAACAAATATGGCTGGATAAAGACACCCGTGTAGGATTAGTCAACTCAATAAACATAGAAAAAGAAGCGGGCCGGGTATATACTACTTTGTGGTACAATGCGGAGAAGTATGTAATTCCCGTAAATGACGCTTTAAATATGCTTGACCAATTAGAATTGTATGCTCTTGACTGCTACAATACTACACAGGCTCATATTGCAGCCGTGAAAAATTTGCTTAGCAAAGAAGAGGTTAATTCCTACAATTATAAAACCGGTTATCCGGAGAAACTCAATTTTGTATTATAAACTATAAACAGATAAAGCTATGATTCTACTAGTATTAATGTCGTTCATCCTCATTGCCGGCTACGTCTTTGCAATGATAAAGAAGATGAAGGAAATTCCTTACTCTATCAGTGATACCTACTATGCCCTGACGCATAAGTTTTGGTTTACTCTTTGTATGATCGGCTCCGGTGTATTGCTTCTTCCGGCAGCATTTGAAGCAAGTACGGAAAACAGCCGGTTTCTTGTATTCCTTTCGGTTATCGGGATGATTGTATTGGGTGTATCTCCCAATTTCAAAGGAAGCCAGAAAACCGCACATTGTATCGGTGCTGCCATGTCTTTGATTTTCTCCCAGATATGGGTAGGTTGCAATAGTTGGTATTGGCTTTTATTATGGGCTGGATTCATCGCTTACATGGTTATCTCCATGAGTGAGCACTGGACCGGTAATTTCATCTCTGACTTTATAAAGAGAAAGCCGATGTTCTGGATTGAGGTAGTTTCGTTGTTAACCGTTTATCTAACCTGTATCGTATGAAAGAAGCAATAGTACATACCACAACCGGAGGATTTGCCGCAATCGCCACCGCATTTGTTGCCGAATCATTGCAGAATATGATCCCGTGGCTGATTGTCTCATGTGCTGTAATCCTCTGCGATCTCCTATTCGGAGTCAGGAAAAGTATGCTAATGGGTGAAAAGGTCAGATTCTCACGTGCGATCCGTGCCACTATGGGAAAGATGGTCACTTACTTTGCATTTGTTTGCATGGTCTGTATGATTAGCGTGGCAAGCCACAATGAATATCCTATAGATGTGTATTCTTGCTTATTGGTATGTTTCATAGAGGGATGCTCGATAGTCGGGAATATACTGAAGCCAAAGGGGATTAACATCAATCTTATCGGGGCTTTGGGTGTGTTTGGTAAGAAGGTGTTTAAGGTTGATAAGGAAGATGTGAAGGATATAATCGAAAAAGAGGAAATACATGAATCAAATAAATAAAATCAGCGCATTAGCCAGTAAGCTTCTATCCAAGATTGGAATAGACGGCATGGCACATATTATAGTATGCCAGAACTTGATTATGTGGTTATCAAAGTTTTTTGGAATTGTGCCACTATGGGAAGCAATCATTATAACCGTCGTGATCTTCATCCTAAAGGAGGTATACGACAAGTACTGCAAGAAAACAGAGTTCTCAATTAAAGACATCATCTGTGATTGTGTGGGGCTGGCGTTGGGAGTATTAACATTGATATTATAGGAGGAAAGAATATGAAAAGAGAAGATATAGACTCAATCATCATTCACTGCTCGGCAACACGTGCCGGGCAAGACTTGCGAGCAAAGGACATTGACCGGATGCACCGGGCAAGGGGATTCAATCAGATCGGTTATAATTATGTAATCGACCTGGACGGAATGATCGAAGAGGGCAGACCGCTCACCGTTGACGGAGCACATTGTAACACAAAGGGATTTTCCGGTAAATCGTATAACAAGCACTCGATCGGCATTTGTTATGTTGGCGGACTGGATGCAAACGGTAAACCGGCAGACACCCGTACTCCGGCTCAAAAGGCTAGTTTGCGGCAACTGATTGAGAAGCTTTGCAAGGAGTATCCTATCATCGAGCTTCTCGGACATCGTGATACTTCACCCGATCTGGACGGAAGCGGAGAGGTAGAGCCGGCTGAATATATCAAGGCGTGTCCTTGTTTTGATGTGCGGGAAGAGTACCGGAATTTCTTACGAAATACAGTAATAACAGCAAAAAAATAGGAGGAACAATCATGAAATCAACAGATATCACATTTAGCCAGATCGCAGAAAAGCGTTATCTAAGCGATGCCATTCAGGTAAATTCAGAAACTATTGGGCTTCAGCTAGAGTTTGAAGAATCCGGGAAACTGGCTGTTTATATAAGCTATGACGGAGAAAAATACTCCGTTGCAGAGACTAGGAATTTCACTACTCTGAATTTCGCCCGTCCCGTTGTCGGTCTTATACCCGGACAATACATCAAGGTTGAATGTGAAACGCAGCCTGTCAAGGCTCAATACTTTGAATCCGAAGAATAATGGGAGCGATAGGATTAAATCCGATTAGGCTTGACCGGATAGGGCTTGATCCTATCCGCATCAATGCGATTAAGTTGGGAGTTCCGGGAGCTGCTTCCGGTACCGACCGTCCCTACATCGACCCGGAAGTCTTAGCCTCCTTGAAAGCCGTCTGCATCTGCTACGGTAAGAGCAACGACGATCCGGACAGGGCTGTTGTCAAGAACTTGGTGGACCCCGACAATCCGTTCATCATAAGCAACGCAGCTTTCAAGCTCAATAGTGGGTTTGGAAAATATGAAATTACTTTCCAATATTTCCCATATACAGAGAATATAACAAACGTAAGCGATAGTAAGGTTGTATTTGGTATTGGAGGACAATTATTAATTCCATATCCAGCAATGACTGAAAATATACCATCGTTTAAAATAAAAGTCAGCGGTTTAAGCGGAACTTATCATTTTAGATATTATTATAGATCAAGTGATGGTGTTCAACATTCTATAGATATGGCTCAAGATGGTTATTATGAATTACCTATATGCTACAATGTGCAAAGCAGTTCTGATGGTACAAATTGTGGTTTTGCAAATAATGGTAATGATGTAGTAACTATCACTCAAATCCCCTCTTTCGAAGGCGCCTTCGTCACTGACGGAGTTGAAGACTTGATTACTTCCACCAAGACCGTGCAGGAGATGCTGGGAGGAAGTAATGAGATTACGGTGGTGAGTATGATTCATCAGGTTAAAGATTCATCTAATAATGTATCTTTTACCAATTATATAAGAGGTAGTGCCAATGGCTATTTCCGTAATATCGTGAATAACTACGACAAGACTGGAATATATGGATATACTTCTTCTGACTTAATGGCTTTGTCAGTTGTAAATAATATATTAGGTGATAAGAATGATTATACGTCTAATGGCGACAATAAAGACTCCATAATCAATGGTAATTTTAGCGTTCAAGGATATTCGTATAATGACGGTAATAATACTGGTGATTTTAGCTCTGTCGCTTGGTACTGGACAATCATCGCCAACAAGGTACTTACTACCGACCAAATCAACCAAGTAATCGCTTACTTCAACTTGGATAGAACGCTCAAATCTGACATCTATTGCAATATTGCTAAGCAGGGCATCACCAACGAGAACCACGCAGAGTTTGGCGACAAGCTGATTGACTTTTCAGGCAACGGTAGGGATATTCAGTTGAACAATATTGCTTGGGACGGAGATAGTGGTATAGGTAAATATAATTATCCTAATTGGAAAGTCACGGCAACTATTGCCAATACGTATTCAACTATTGTAAATTATCCAACTGTTAATGGTACTTACTCCATTAATGTTAATGGTGTATCAGAATTGATGCAATCAATAGGGCTGCATTTGGAGATAAAGTACACTACTTCTACGGGAATTATATATAATGATATAAAACAAGATGGTGTATATTCATATATTTTACCTGATGGAGCTACGGATTTAACATTAAGATTTGGAGGTATTCCGGGAATTGTAAATGAACCATGCAATATAACCATCACACAAATCCCTTCCCACGCAGGTGCTCTATACCTTGACGGAGTAAGTGACTTCGGGCAGTTTGTAGGAGATTTGGGACTAAAGGATTATACCTTTATTGCCGATAGAGCTTATGATAGAATAGTCTTAGAACAAGCTCCATTTATAGCCTCTAAAAGCACAAATGGTCAAGCTCCATTCCTAATGGAATATTTAAATTCAGATAATTATGTTTATCCTCATAGTTTTGGTGCTACTACTAAAACTACAAATTTGAATATACAAAGGCAAATATCATATCAATCAACTTATGTATATAATGGAAATAGCATATCAAAAGGAACATCTGTTGATACAGGTGACGGATTGACTATTGGTAATTCTGGTAGTACAGGAGCACAGTATTCTCCATTATGTCTTTGGTCTTTAATGCTCTTCCCATATAGTATGTCCGAGTTCTTGATAGAGCGTCAGTTGAAGAAGCATAAGCTGGGTACGCTGTATCCAGATATGGTGGAGTTCAGACCTGTTATTAAGAGTAATGCTTCGTATGACAATATCGTATTTTATTATAAAAATGAGAAAGTAGAAAATGGGACTTATCTTACGGTTGGTTCTTCTATTGGTATGCACATACGTTTAAGTAGTAATTCTGTTAATGAAATAAAATCTATTACTATTAATGGAATTCCAGCTACTTTTAAATTTCATGATGCTAATAATAACATATATCAATATGATTTCAATCTAACTTCCAAGTCTCCTCAAAAGATAAACATCACGATTGATGAGTACATCAGATACGAGGACATAGATTTCTCTACCGCATATCCGTTTGTTCCTTTGCTTCAAGGTATATCTTGGGGTGATAAACTTAAAGTCGGAGATGAAGTAACATTTATTGGGTTTAAGAATATCTTACCTGATTTGTATACAAGAACAGGAGAAATAAAGTTAAATGGTAATAACCTTGTTACTAATTCTTCTGTTATTGTCGAGAAATCAATGAAGTTTGAGATTAGTAAGAATTATACGTTAGACAACAACGAACCTAAATGTATCCTATCTCCTAGACTACTACGTATTCCTAACTCTAGCTATAAGATATTAGGATATATTCCTGATATATCCGGTCATGGTAATGATGGAGTTATCCATAACTCGGCTTATGCAGAAGGAAGTGGAGTTAATGAAGATGGTTCATATCAATTTGATGGTGTAGATGACTTTGTTACTATTCCTACTACGGTCGGTGGTAAGCAGATGTTGATGAAGGTGAATTGGAATAGTCTTAATCATGTGTTATATGACCAAA